AGTAAAGGACAGACTTGACGTAGCAATTTCTGAAACGCCGCCTTGACCTATTGGGGTTAGGTTGTTGACCAAAATTGAAAATTGGTAACTTGGGTTGGTGGCTGATACAACAGTGCCCTTAACAGTAATTACTGATACTGCCAATGTTAGACCAAATGCGCCTCTAAGTGTGTCGTTAATTTGGTTTGCTGCCCAGTCGTTTATTACGTCTAATTGGAATGTGCCTGATTGTAGACCAGCGACAAACTTATGTGCTGAGTCACCCATAGCAGTTACTTCAAGTTCATCTACGATCTGGTTAATTACAGCGTTTGTAACGAATGCGCTGATATCAACTGAAGGTACTGTCGGTGCAGCAGCGGTAGCCAACTTAACACCTACGTTATTATTTAGATAAATTGCCATACTTATTCCTCGTCTTTCTTAGTTTGTGCAGTTGGTTTTGGTGCGCTTGCTAATTGGCCAGTCTTTTTCAAGAAGGCTAAGTCTTCTTCGTGTGTGCTCATTTTAACTCCAGCTCGTTAGGATTGATACAGTTATTTCTGATGTTAATAAATCTCCACTAGCTGCGTTAGTTATAGCTGGAGCGGAGACACTTGATATGTTGTAAACCAGGGTAGATGCCGCTAGTTTAGTTACTACTGCCACGATAAAATCTTCTATACCTTTTAGGTTGCCTTGATTGTCAAATGCCGGTGTGGTTATTAAAATCTTAAAATTAGCCAGGGGTGCGATGCTTGTCTGGCTGTTATTGCTTGGCTCGATATAAGGATCGCTAGGTGTTACCACTACGCTGTTAGCAAGCAAGGTTGCAGGTGGGAATGCAAAGGTTGACCATACGCCATTGTTTGTTAAAGCGGTTGCTAGTGTGCCACGTAAGGTGGAAATCGCTGCCATTAGCCCACCAATGATGCTGGACTTGAATACGGCTGGATGAGACCACGCACTCGGTTAATCAGCTGATAACCCATCCGATAGGGGCTGGCACTGATCCCATCCATACCGACCCCACCTGTCTGGCTAACTTGTCTTGCTTGCCAGATGTCCACTGCAATTATCATTGCAGCTTCTCGTATTGCAGGGGTGCTCGCATAAGATTGGGTTTTGTGCTCTGGGCCTCTTGCGTTGCCATAAGGCACTACTTTATGAAAATTTTGGTTGGCTGCTGTTTTTGCATATTGCACAAATGAATAACCATTTGGATAATTGGTTTGGCCATATTGATACATAAATACTGGAATAAGGTTAGTTGTGCCTGTGCTTGGCGGTATTGTGCCAGTGATTGTGTAAGTGCCGTTAAATGTTGAACCACAAGCGCTTACTACTATTTGCTGACCTGTTACAAATGCGTTTGGATTAGCAAGCATAAGTGTTGCCACGTTATCTTGTAATGCTGTGCCTACTACTGGGGCATCATTGTGCCATAAGTATTGTTGGATTAAATCTTCTGCTGATTGACAACATTCTTCTACTGTTGCATCGGAGTAGAGTGAACCAATACCAAGATTAGCCCGTAACTCGGCTGTTGTAACAAACGTTGCTGGCATCTCTACTCCTTTGCTAATAGCTCTCTGGGGCTAGGGCTACTAAACCCCAGAGATTACTGATTGTGTTTTTAGTTAAGGTTAAACTTAACAATGCCGTTAGGCATCTTGGCGATTGTTGCCATATATCCGTAGATTGCCACCTGTACTTGTAGGTTTGATACTACGTTAACAGACATAAACGCCTGAGGTGAGCGGTATACAGTAAATGCTTCTGGTGCAAGGATTACAGCAGAATCATCTACAGTAGTTGTAGCTGCAAAGTTTTTGTCAACATAAAGGTCTAAGCCAAGCACATTTCCACGAATTGAAGTAGGGGCTACTGCTCCGCCTGCATTCATTGGTTGTGATGCTGAATAAATTGGACGACCGGTGTTGTCTGTTGCTTGTAGGAGAATTCCCCATTGTGATGGGTTAGCAATATAGTTATTTGCAAAATAGCCAGTAGCTGTATAAACCTTACGGGCTGCATCGCTAGCAAACTCAATAATACCATTTGAATCTGCATCGCAACCTGAAGAGTACTGACCTGCGGCAACTAGTGCAGCAAGGACTGTGGTATCAAGTCTTTGTAAATAAGCATTTTCTAATTGCTGTGTTAATTCAGCATAGAAACTTGGGTCTGAACGCTCTAACAACTCAACAGATAGTGTGTTCATACCACTGTACTTAGATACAGTACCAGTTAAGTATTGGCTGACCATATCTGTATTGGAAACTGCGCCGCCTTCGGCTTCTACAGTTACAGTTGGTGCTACGCCAGTTCCACCACCAGCAGAAGTGACAAGTGAGGGTACATTGATTGTAAGACCACTTTGTGGCAAGGTGCCTGAGCTACAAGCATCTAGTGCAGGAGTGCTAAAGCGTGTATTAGTTACAAACTCTGTTAGATATTGTGTTGGATTAAATCCTAATCCATTGTTAGCAAAATCGTCAGCTGCTGCGATGTATAGTTTTGACTCATCATTACCTAATGCAGCTTTAATCTTGTGCTCTGTGTATGAACCCATTGAAGTAATAGGTGTACGTACACGTGTTTGAATTAATGGTGCTGTAATTACTGGGCGTGCAGCTTCTACTGTAGGAGTAGCAGCCTCTGCCTTTGCTTCTTGTGGCGCTGTTGCTAAATCTTCCACAGGAGCCTCGCTTTCTTTAGTTTCGATTGGTGTCTCTGCTTCGCTCTCGCTAGCAGCAACTTTAGTTACTTGCGCTGCACTAAATGCAGGTGATTCGACTAGGCTAACTTCTTTTAAAGTTGCGCTAGTTACATATAAATAATCTTTTTTCTGTATAGACTTATTAACATCTACACCAACTGACAAACCATCGATTAACTGCTCACCTGCAAGGATTAAAGCATCTTGACCTTGCATTGATGCGCTGATCTTAAATGATGCGTAAATGCCATCTTCTGCTTGGTTAAATTTTTGCATTCTACCGATAGGGCGCTCTGCGCTGTGTTGCATAAGCATCTTAACCTTGCCTGGGTCACCGATCTCGATTGAGCCCTTAGCAAAGACCACTTTACCTACTGAGGTATTGCCTACTTCTTCAAATGGCACGATCTTGCCAGCAATTACTCTGCGCTCTGTATCCGCAGCTTCTACCTGGCTACTGAATGTAAGTATCATCGTCTTCTTCTCTTCCGTTAGGTGTTAGGCTTTCCATTTCTTTTGCATCTTCTACATCAATTAAACCTAAATTAATCATTTTTTCTAAGGCTTCTAAGCGCTTCATTGTGTCAGCTCTTAAAAACGATTCCTCAATAGCAAACTTAACAACGTGGCCACGTGGGGTTATATCATCCATTGACAATCGATCTTCAATAGCACAGATAAATGGCTGTAATGAATAGGCTACAAATTCTTTGCGACCATCGATAATGTTTTGATAAGTCATACTGTTATTCATATCAGCAGATATGTAATAGGCTGGCACGTTCATAGCTCTGGCTATTTGTGTGGCTAAATATTGTTGCGCTTCGTTATACATCATATCTTTAGGACTAAAGCCCACTGGCTCATAAGATAAGGTGCTAGTTAAATATGCTGTACTTCTATTTTGACGTGCTGATTTCCAAGCAGCTAATAATCCTTGTACCTGTGCTTCTGGCATATCTGCACCTGTGTTTTTTATGAACCCTGTAGCCATTGGCGTTGCAGCAGATATTGCGGCAGCTTTTTCTAAATCCAATGCAGCTTGTATTGTGCGTGCTGCTGTAGTCAATACACCTTGTGTTAAACCCTGAAATGTAATTAGAGATCCGATGCCTGTCATAGGGGCATCAACGCCATCTACATAATACTTTTCAACCTCTGTGCCAAACTTATTTGAAGTAAATGTAACTCGATTATTAGCGACCCACTCAAATCGTGATGGTCTTAAATCATCTGCATATAATTCTGTAACACGCCAATATGCAACACCATAAAACAACAAACTATCGACAGTCCAGGATATTGTGACGGATCTAGGTTGTCGATAGTCTGGTTGGTCGATCCAGAGAGGGTTCCCCAACGCCTCACCATTAGACTTTTTGTAAAGTTTTAATGGCAAGTATGAAACTACACCAGCTATAAGATTTCTGCAACGGCTAACTGCTGGAACTTGCATTGCAAAGTTTCGATCTAATCCACCAGGGAAATTACCAACACCAGTTGTAAATGAACCATAGCCATAAGCTGTGTCCATAATGGCAGGGGCGTATTGCGCTTGGACAGATTCCGTTTTTTTGTTTATACCCAAAGCAGACAATAGACCCATATGTATACTTTATACCATAAATCGGACTAATGGTGCAAGTTAGACAAAGATTTGTGCGGTTTGTTGTGGCTTAGTTAATTGACTTACAACCATAGCCAGTGATATAGCAGCTGTAACATCGCCAGCCGATTTTCTACGTATTATGCGCCAGCCTGCATCGTTAGTCTTAGCGGCACAGTTATTTAAATGCTGTACTAGCTCTGCCTGCCCAGAATGGACTACTCGATTATTAGCCAGGCCATCGGCTAGGTCTGAGCACGCCTGGTAAAATGCCTGGCCCGATACGTCTTGTAATCTCCAGCCACTTTGTTCAAGTCTTGTAGCAATAGTTTGCGTGGCGTACTTGTCATAACAGATAGTGTGTGGATGGTACTTACGTGCCCACTCATTTATATCACTAGCCATTTTAATTTCATCTATCGCTATATCGCTATGCCACAGCTGTGCTAATCCGACTGCTATCTTCCCATCTTTAACCTGACCCATAACCAAAGCACCTGATCGCCTTGTGGGTGCAATATCAAATGCCATAATTGTCTGTGGCCCGACAGGTATCTCTAAGCTGCTATCGCTGCACTGCTCGATTGATCCATATACCCAGGGGCTGACAGTGCTATCTATCCACTGGCATAACATCTCAGTACGTGTAGCTTCTATGCTGTTTGTGTTTACAGCTTCTTCTAATGTTTCTTCTGTTACTAAATATCCCAGGGCGGGGTTTGCCATAGCCCAAGCTTTTCTATCGTGTATTTTACAATGCTGTGGTGCTGACCATTCATAATAACCCAAAGTCTTTGGCGGATAAGATAATGAACGCTCTCTAAGATCATTAAGCACTGTGCTAAACCCATCACCTGCGTTACTGGTCATTAAAGTCATCGAGTTTGGTCTTGCACGTGTTACTGGTAATGCAGCTGTAAAGGCTTCCTCAGACCATTCACGTAATTCATCTAGATATAAGAAGTCAGCGGTTTTTCCACGTGGTGCATCTCTAGTAGCTGCTGCAATTTCATACCTAGCACCATTTTTTAATGTAATAGATTCTTGACCATTAGCCAGACGTATCTGCCTTACTTGATCTTTTAAGAATGGATTGTCCTCTATGGTAAATGCAACGTTTCTAAATGTATCTAATGCCATATTGCGGTTAGATGACATACCCAGCACATTCTTAGAGCCCCAGATAAATAAATGTGCCAATATAAGCATTCTAGCCAAATGAGTCTTACCCGATTGTCGACTTACAAGAATGAGTCCCGTCTTCTTGATCCACATATCATTATCATCTACAGATAACAAGTCATCTAGCACCCAGCGTTGCCAGGGTATTAATGGCAAGCCTATTTTCTCAGCTAGATCGGCAACCTCTTGCGACTTTGTGCGACCTTTAAGCAAGGGCGTGTGGATTCTAGGCTCGGTGCTGCCAATTAGCCCGACCCCTCGTGAAGTCTGTTTTATTTTCGTATCATTTTGCATCGAAATCAAGCGTATCAGGTTTATTAAATGGTGAGTCTGGCACTGTTCGGACTGTCTCAGGGAGAGAAGGTTTCAG